ATTAGTAAATCTATGTTTTCTTTAGCCTCATCGGTTAAAAATGGTTCTTCCAAACTTACGATACGATTGTTTATATCAAAAAACTCCTCACCTAATACACCATATTTGGTAACACCTGTTAGTAAATTTGCAATAAGTTTGTTGTGTTTGTCTTGTCGAAAGATTTCCTCACATTTGTTCTTAACTTGTTCAACAGAAATTTGTTCTGTTTTTAGTTCAGGGAAAACAGATAAGAATCTTTTTACTCCCATTCCTCTTATGCCAGCAATGTTGTCTGAAGAGTCACCACACATCATCTTAACCAATTTAACATTTTCGATTAAGATTTCCTCGTGGTTATAAACAATTGTATCGTTTTGTTTGTAAAGTTTTCCGTGTGACGGATTGTAAATTTGTGTATTTTTTGAAACGAGTTGTGTAAGGTCTCCGTCTGAAGAATAAACTATTTTGTTTTCTTTAGGGGAATTTTGAGTATAGTAAGCGATGTTGTCATCAGTCTCACAATACTCATATTCTCCTTGTCTTACAAATAATTCCTCAAGATATTGTTTCACTCTATCTCTTTGGTAAGAGTAAGAACTAATCTCTTCTTCAGAACGGAGTCGTGATTTTCTGTTTTCTTTGTAAGGTGCGTAAATTTTTTTACGAGTTTGAGAACCTTCCAATCCATCCCAAAATACTACTATCTTGTCTAAATTGTACGTCTCAAATGTTCTTCTAAGAGTATTAAGAAAATGATATATTCCTCCAATATGTTCTCCCTTATGAAAGGCGTTTTTAACGCCATAGAAACCAATCGTAAGTAAATTGTCGCCATCTACTAATAAAACAGACATTAAATAAATTTATTATAAATCACTTTCCTCTGTTACAACTTGTGTGTCCAAGATGTCTGTAACATTAACACCTAATTGTTTACCGATGTACTCTCCGTTATCACGTTTGTACTCTTCGATAGAACGTTTTTCTTCAGTATCGTCTTTACCATGCATAAATCCTTGTGGAGTTACCAAGATACGACCATCCTCATATCCACCACCATTGATGTGGTTCTTACTGATTGAGATTTTAGTACGTGTAGCGATTCTGATTTTTCTCTTATCTTTAGTGATAGAGATTTTAGTAGTTCCCGCACCTTTTTGGTTACCGAATAAGAATACTAATGATGAGTTTAACCAAATGGCTTCACCACCTTTAGCTTTGATTTTTGGTTGTCCAAAAGGATTGTCAGGTAATTCTACCCAAGGTTGGTTAACAATAACCAAACTATTTGTGTAAGATTTGTCTGTTCTTCTTGAACCTGAAATACGTTGGTTGATACCCATTCCAATTTTGTCTGCCAAAACAGATGCGTTGTGTTGTTTACCACCTTTACCATCATAAGTCATCTTACAAGGAACCGAACCTACCGAATCCCAAAGGAATAACATATCGTAAGGAATGTCTCCCTTTTCTTGAGCGTCCATTAATTCGTTAATGTAGTCTGTGATTTGTTCGATATATTCGAAATCACTATTGAAAAGATATTCACCATCTTTATCAAAACCCATTAATGTTGCATGGTCCCAACTCCATTTTTGTTCTGTAATAATGAACACAGGAAGGATTCCTTTCTTTTGTGCGTCTACTGCTGTTTTTACTAAAGCCGTCGTTTTACCTGTATCACTATGTCCTAACAACATATTAATGTGACCCATTGCAGGACCTGGAATACCTGTGGCTTCCAAGAAGGCGTCTCCTAAATCGAAGAAACGGTCAGCTTTGTATTCGGCTTCTTTTGAGAATTTCTTCTTGATTGCCGAAAAATCTGTTTTTTTAATTCCTGCCATTGTTTTGTGTTTAAAAATGGGGTGGATGTTTCACCACCCCGTGAAATAATTAGAATGGTAATTCTGAATCTACGTCGTCATCTTCTTGTGGGTCAACCACAGGTGTAGATGGTGTCTTTGGTGCTGAAATTACTTCTTCAGTTGTTAAATTAGAAACCCATTTGCTGCTGTTAGAATCCCAACGTGGAACTTCACCCTTAGCAACCATTTCTAAATAATCCTCAGGTTTTTTAGAATAAACATCTGACCAAGTTAATTCATTGTCTACCCATGTTTTTGCGACGTTTGCGTCTGTGTGTAACGGACCTGCGTCTTCAGGAATAACTGAATTAATAGTAGTGTACTCTTTACCTGTACCCGCTTTAGTCAAAGCTAAAGACAAAATTAAATCACGACCATTTTCAAGATTGGTGATATCACCTTTGTTACGGAAAATTGGGAAGATTTTATCTAAAATACCATCACCTTTGTGATTGTGTTTAAATCTCCAAAATTTAGGTCCGTCTTGTTCGTTATCACGATCAATAACTTTAACAATGTAGAACTTACGAGAACGATAATTACGAGCCAATTCTTTGTCAGAATCAACACCTGTCATCATCAACCCCTCATAAACTTCATGTAATGGGGAACGTTTTCCCTCTTGTTTTGGGTCATATAATTTAACCCATTTTCCGTCCACTTGAACTTCATGGAAGTAAACCTCAACAAATGGTGAAGAACCATCTTTTGTAGGTAGGATACGGATACGTCTTTCTTCTCCCTTAGAACCTTTAGGTAATACGGTAGTGAAATAACGTTTTAATCTGTCCTCTGAGGACATTTTGTTTGCGGTGCCACTTGTGGCGTTTTTGCTTTTCTCGTACTGAGCGAGTACTGCATCAAATGTTGACATGTTGTTAAAATTTAATTATTTAAATTGTTATACTAAAATATACATAAAAAAACCCAGACTTGGAAATCTGGGTTAAAGTTTTTTAATAATTTTTTTATTTTAGGTTATTCCATGGTAAATAGATACGCGTATTTGTTCACTAATCCTAAAAATTCATCTCTTAAGTTTAATAAATCGGTATCTGAAGGGTCAAGTTGTTCTGTAAATTGTACTAACGCCTCTCTAGTCGTATTAACTAAACCTTTAATATCTAACTCAGATAAATTTGATAATTCTATGGTTTTAGTTTCCTCATCCAAAACAAATCTACCATACTTACCCATCGCCTGTTCAACATACTTGTCAATTAATGGAGTCAAATCATCGTAGAAATTACCAAACGCCTCGTGTCTTGCAATACCTTTTGTTTGCCAATGACATATTTTCATTTGATTTTGTAAACCTAAAAAAAAGTTTACGTTAGAACTTATATTCATCTTCTTCGTTTGAGTTAAATGACGTTTTTATATTTTCAACTGGATAATTTTCAACCTCATCTTTGGTTAAAACATACTCATTTTTACCACTTGCTCTCATTTCACCTTGTTTGTGTGCAAAGAACTCTTGTGGTTTTTCATTAAATGGATATGAATCTAAAGAACGCATTTCAAGTTTTTCAACTTCAGTCTTTGGTTTGTTCGCCTCAACTGTTGCACCTAATTGGTCAATTTTAGACATCACTTGGTCCATTTGAGCTAATTTTTGTTCTAAGTCAGTTAACTTAGTAAACACGTCGTCCATCTTAGTAATAACTTCACTATTTGAACCGGCACTATCTTCTTGGTCTTTTTTAACACTCTTTACCATGTTAACCAAGTCTGTAATGTCAACTTCTTCAGTATTATCCATTTCAGGTGCTGGTGCTGCGTCCATTGGAGCCGCATCCGCTGTAGGTAATGCATTTGGGTCAGCTGCGGGATCCATAGGAGCGGCTGCAGGATCTAAAGCGGGGTCCAAAGCTGGATCTGCTGGAGGTGCATCTTGTTCCATTATCATCGTTTTACCATATTTGTTAATGGCTCTGTAACGATTTAATTCTTCTTGTAGTTTTTTCTCTAACATGGCTTAATCTTGTAATAATTGTCTACCGTCGTTGGTAATGTATTTTTTATTTATTCTTTCAACAATTCCGTCTTTTTCTCTAATTGTGTAACATTCTCCTGTTACCATATCACACTCTTCTCTTTCCATACCATCGTTAGAAACTTTTCTAACTTGTTTCGGATTTAAAAAGTTATCCATTGTGTTATTTAATTTATTATTTTCCATAATTTTCTGTTATATGTATAAATATCCCAAATTTGTTAATATTCTTAAATGATTTCAAAATATACGACATCACCATCTTGTACTTTCAAATCTTTCATTAATTGTTTAGATAGAGCCAATCCAGATTTAACTCCTGTTGGTCCCGCATTAATTGGTCCTGTTATGTTATTAACGTTAATTTGTCCTGAACCAACTGGTGGTACGATTATTGGAGTTTTTATATCCTTTGGGTTATAAAACTTAGTCGTTCCTTTAATAATTAAATTTGGTTTAGCAACATCGAAATCAAATTTTGTAGAATAGAAGTATCTTGTTGACCCCGATAAATCTTTCCAAGTAATTGGATTAGGTTCAATCGTATGTTCAGTTTGTCTCGAAATGATATTCATGGATATTGTTTCTTTTATCTCATAGTTTGGTCCACCCATAGTGATAACTTGGGCTCTTAAGTAATTTTTTCCGTTGAAACTAACTTTTTGAATATACTTCTCTTCGTTGTATCCATTATATGGTACCCCATATTCTGTAACTCCTTGTTCTAATAATATTTTTTCACCATTTATGGCCTGTTTACTATCTCCCATATCAGATAAGAATGTTTTACCATCACTTGTTGTGTATGTTTGTTCATTCTTTGTTGATCCAGTTGTTGTAGAATTTTCTTGTTCTTTAGTTTTAGCAATCGCAGTTCTTGTTATCTTGTCGAATAACACTCTATAACTCGATAGGAACGAATCCTTAGGGTCAGGTAATGACGCATAAGGAATTCTCGTACCTTTAAATGTGGTTACTATGTTATTATTTCTAATACTATGTGAAACTTCGGTTATCCAATATGAACCTCTAAACATAGGTACATTTTTTAAATAGAAATACATTGTTGGTTGAATCATAACATTACCCATACATGTTACATCACAAGTATATGACGCTTGTCTGTATATGTCAAATAAACTTATGTCTATTTGATTTGCCGCCGCACCGCTTTCAGAACGACCCAAATTCTCAATAACATTAAACGATTCTGTGGTGTTTCTTATTGAAGTTTGGTCGAGTTGTACGCTTTTAAAAATACCTTGATTTTGGTCACCAATGCTTACCTCAAACGCAACTACCTTATTAGATTTAGCATAATCTCCTTGATTAAACACCTGTGGTGTTGTTATAACTAATGGACTACCTACTCCACTAAATAAGTTACCACTATCGTTTTTGAATTTATATTTTTCGTTAATATCTGCCAACTCCAAATGTTTAGATGTTGGTCCTGTGTATTGAATAAGAATTTTAGGTGAAGAATCTTGATAATCAACGTCTAAGAATGTTCCAAATAAATTTTCAGCAATTTTCTTAGATGGTGTTATTCTTGATTTGGTCGATTCGTTTGTTCCGTAGAAATTAACATATGCCGGTAATCCCCTCATATCAAATCCCGTACCTTGTATTAACATTGATATTACACTATATAGATTCGCCTTACTATTTTTTGCGTCTTCTAATGGTAATAATTTTTCAAGTGAGAGATACGCTTGGTCTCCAATATCTTTATTTGCTTTATCTAAGAATAGAAATTCTTCCATTAAAGTCCTTTGTCCTAATGAATTACCTGCAACCCATTTATCGTTAAATGATTTAAAGTAATTATATAATTCTAATTTTAATGGAATGTCATTATATCCATTTACTATTGTAACCTCATTTTTACTATCTTTAACTGATAATGTGGCCAATTTAGGTAATAGTTGTGTGAAATATTGTCCTAATCTTAATTCAGGTCCTCTCAGTATTTTTGTTTTTATGTAATCTTGAAAATCTCTTTTTGTTGGTGTGTATGAACCACCTTTACTTTTAACCCATCCTGCAAATATTAAAATCAATGGTCTAAATGTTAATACATTTTCTTCACTTAATTCAATGTTATTAGTTACAAAGAAATTTTTATAACAATCTGTTGATGGTTCTCTACCTACATACAAATCAATGTACATTTTATTAGAACTATATTGTGATGAGTTGTACTCATTGTATTCAAATCTATTTACGTTATCTATTTCCGCAAAACCATTCCACACATTTGGTACTATTTCTTTTGGATTACCAATTGTTAGT